GACATGCTGAACGCTGTTAGTCAGGTTGCCAACTTGCGTGCCGATCAGTTTTTAGCTCAAGTTCAAAATACTCCCGACCGTTACTTTAATGCCGACTTTTATTTCAATCCCACTGGAGACAAAGCCAGGACTGATGCTTACTCTCAACAGGCCCAGGCAGTAGCAGATGATTGGGAAAGGGCAAAGGCCGGTGATGAATACTGGGCAAGTCAAGCGTATCGCTTTGGTATTGATCTAGATAACAAAGAACAATTTGCTCGCATGCATTTCCAGGTAAAAGGAAAAGGCTTGGGCTACGACCCGGCGGAAGACGTGTTAAACGCAGGGAAAGTACAAGATGAAATTTACAATAAAATCTTGCCTTCTCTTAAAGAAGAAGCATTAAAACAGGGATCAATCTTTGGTCAATTTATTACGCCAGAAGAGTTTGCTGACGAGATGTTGCAGGGCCTGGACCCAACGGATAAAGCTACTTGGCAAAAAGCGCTAGATGCAGTTGGTCTAAAGGATTTTCAAGGGGACCTGGGTGAATTTAAAGACTTAGTTGCAGAGACATTACGCACGGGTTCCGCACAACAAATCAGAGAGCAGATCAAATACTTGAATGAAAAAGGCGAGAAGCCTACTCAAAAAGTTTTAGGTGTTGATTACATTGAAAGACCCGAAGATTACAAGACAGACTCGATCAAATCAGAAACAGAAATGTACAGAGTCTTTCAACAGGCCGGTTACAAGGGAACAGAAGATGAGTTTTACACAGACTTGTTCCCCGATACGGACCGAAGTGAGCAGCAGCTTCTCACCAAGGCGGGCGCAGGCAGCGCCCTTCAGTTAAAAGGACTTGACTTAAGTGACCCATTCGCATCCCTTGGTACTATCCAAAGTTTCTTTGGTGATGAGGACACCGATACAACAGATGAAACAACCACCAAAGAAAAAAGTATCTTTAACTTAGGATTGGATGATGAAGAAACAAGCTACAAATCAAAGACAGGTAGCCAAATCTTGGGTGAATTTACCTCAATGTTTAAAGGATTCTAATGTCTGACAAACGCAAGAAAGCCGCTGGTGCTGCCAAGTTGGCAAAAGATAAGATGGCTTGCAACAAACCGCAGCGCACTCCAGGTCACGCCACAAAGTCTCATGTTGTAAAAGCATGTAAAGACGGTGAAGAAAAAATTATCAGGTTTGGACAGCAAGGAGTTGAAGGCGCAGGTAAAAACCCAACTTCAGAAAAGGACAAGGCACGTCGCAAGTCTTATTACGCACGTCACAATGCGCAAGATTCAAGTCCCGACAAAATGTCAGCACGCTACTGGAGCCACCGTGTAAAATGGTGAGCACCACATTGGTTTCCCATGGCCAAACCCAAGTCCAGCTCAGTCGTCAAGATTGAATCCCGCCCTAAAAAGACTCGTCAAGGACGGTCAAAAAGCACTAAACTAAAGCCAGGTCAAAAAAAATACCGTGGCCAAGGCTAAACAACTTTACAAAACAGTACCTGATTTAACCGGTCAAATTTATGGCCGGTTAACGGTGCTTGGTTACAGTCCAAGCGTAAAACATCAACTTTCTCGCTGGGTAGTTTTGTGTACATGTGGGAAGAAAACCACCACATATGGCATGTCCCTTTCAAGCGGAAAAACCAAAAGTTGCGGTTGTTTACAAAAAGAGAAAGCAACTAAACACGGAAACACACACCATCCTCTTTATAAAATTTGGACAGCCATAAACTATCGTTGCACTAACGCTAACTGCAAAGACTATGTAAACTATGGAGCAAGGGGTATAAAAAATTTGTTTGATTCTTTTGAGCAGTTTTGTGATTGCATGGGAGAGCGACCAATGGGACACACAGTTGAACGCTTAAATGTCAACGGTCATTATGAACCACAGAATTGCGTTTGGATTACAAACAGTAAACAAGTTTTAAATAGAAGGTGCAGCATACCAGTTCAAACTAAAGAAAAAATCCAAGAACTGTCAAAAACAATTGCAAATAAAACAGTTATTTCCAAGCTTACGGGAGTAAGCAAGACAAGTGTCAATAGAGTGCTCAAAAATTGTGTATGATTGGAAGTAACTAATGTTACTCCTATGTCGGATCTTTCCGCTGCGCTTAATCTGATCAGGAAATACGAAGGTTTTAACGAACAAGCTTTCGCAGATCCTCACACAGGGAAAGATCCGTACACCATTGGTTACGGCACACAGTTTTACCCTGACGGCTCTCCTGTCAAACGTGGTCAACGTTGCAGTTCACAAAAAGCACTAGAGCTGTTATTCCACGAAACAAATATCATTGACACCCAGCTGTTAAAGCAAAACCTGGGCCTTGATGACGGCATGCGTCAAGCCTTGATTTCTTTCATTCACTCCATCGGCTGGGAACCCTTCCTTTACAGCGCCATTATCGATTGCATTGAACACGAAGATTACTGCGGTGCCACGCGGGAAATGGGCCGGTGGATCTTCAACGCTGATCATCAAGTCGTTGGTAATCTCCTGGATCGACGCCGAGAAGAAATCAATTTGTTCCTCCAAGGGGTTGATGCAAATCCCTGGTCCTCTACCGAGGTATTGTTGACAGCATTCCGCAATTACACCGCAGCACCGCATCAGGTGAAAGCAGTGCGACGCTTGGAAGAACTCATGAGTCCATACATCCTGGCAGAGTTTGGAAACAACTTCCGGATTGATGAAAACCCTTGGTTTGATTTTAACGACCAAGAAGCAGATCTTCTGTCCGCCAGCTAGCATTAGAATAATTGCAACACGCAAATGAAGGCTGGAATGGAGAGATCAGTCGAGCCCAGGGAATTTGAACTCCCGTTGGAATTGCAGTTCTCCATGCGCAAGGCAGAACTTGCAGCGCAAGAAATGACATGGGATGAATTGCTGTACGCACTTCTGAACCTCTACCACCAGCGCCTGATGGAATGGTATGCCATCAAAGATATCCTTGCAGCGGAAAACATCTCGATTGACTTCGACATTCCCACCGACTTGGAATTAGCAGAACTCGCCGCCGCTTGTATTGGCGACGACGAGGATGACGAAGACGAAGATGAGCTTCAACCGTTTTGAGCTTCGTCCAAATCAATAAGGCGGTTGAGGTACCACTGTGCCTTCTTCAGTGATTCTGTCCCGCCTTTATGCTTCTCACGCCAGATATACTTCATGCAGTTGCCCTTGCAGTAACCACGGAATTCTTCGGTGGTTAAAGCTGCCTCAATGGCTTCAATGCACTCAATGCCCCCATCGGTGTAGTGAGAAGGATGATTAACCACATCCTCCTGGAGCACCGGTGCCTTTTCTTTCGTTAGCCAGGGCACAGGACAAATACCGTCCTTGCAGCCAGAATCGTCTGTTACCGGCTCAAACCACGACGTTTGCGTGACTGCTCCAGCATCTCCTCGCTGGGTCCCTCCAGGTCCAACACTAACGCCCTGGGTTTCGGTGATGCGCCCATCTGCAGACCCTCCTCCATTGACGGAATGTACCCCGTCATTCCAGGCCGTTGCCCCTCGAGATTCAGTGGATTCCTTTCCCGCCCCTGTTGACATGCGACCAAGCCTCGGTTGTACATATCCATTAATGGTACATCATTCACTTCATTGTCGAGCGGTGCACCAAAATCTTCTTCGCTGAGGCAGCGGGACTTCACTTCGTCTTGAATGAAGCTATCTAAGAAACCTGCGACGCCATGCATGGCGAATACCCTGGTTGATTTATTGCTTCTACAATGATACTATGGCAAAATTCTTTGACCTTAATTACGATCCAACGGCTGACGCTGGTACGTCAGGGGCTGAGGTTACTGACCTTAATCCTGAACAGGCGTACGATACAGATTTACGTCGTTTCCCGTCAGAAGAAAGACAAGCTGTTGAATCGTTAAACGATAATCAAGACCGCGTTAGTAAGTTCTTCAGAGCAGCTAAAACCGCTGGAGCATACCGACAAAGAGCAGGTATTGCTGAACCGACCATCCGAGGTAAAACCCCAAGAACAGAAGCAACAATGGACGGTGTTACACTGCCAAGTATGGGGGATACAGTAGGACGAGCCGGAAGTACCGGCTACGCCCGTAAACCTGGACCAAGCTTTGGTAAGCAATACTAAACCTGGGAGAACACAACGTTCTTTGGTTGGTCTTGATACTTACCTTTCCGGTCCTGGTAAGTAACTTCACAACGGCTGCCAGTGTGGAACAACAGCTGAGTAATTCCCTCATTCGCATAAATGCGATTGAATAAACCAGTGCAGTTACTAATTTCAAGCGTAAGGTAACCCTCCCATCCCGCTTCGGCAGGCGTGATGTTCACCATGATCCCCGACCGTGCATACGTCGATTTACCAACAGCTACAACACTGATGTTGTCAGGGAGCTTCAAACGTTCGTGCGCTACCCCAAGACAGTAACCGTACGGCGGCAGCAAAAAGTATTGACCACGTTCGTCTTCCCGCAGATCTGCTGGCTTCAAAATGTCGGGATCAAAATTTTTGGGGTCACAATCCCCTGCTTGTATACGGCCAAAAATCAGGCACTGACTAGGTGACAGGCGAATGTCATATCCATACGAACTGAGGCCGTAACTGAGAAGTTTCCGTCCATTCTCCTTGCTTACCAAATGATCCACAAATGGATCAATCATCCCATGTTCAAGGGCCTGCTCACGAATTTCCCAGTCGGCAAGGATGCTCATAATTCCTTTTAATCCTTTTCACTCTAGAGAAATTAACAGAGAATGTGCCCCCTTGGTTCGTAAATATCCTTAAAACGTTCGATTGCTTTCCCCGTATCTTCCATGGGGGGCAGGTACACCAATAGTGAGGTACACGTTTTATGCACGCCAACGCCTGTGCTCTTGCGAACTGTTAACGTTGGTGGCGTCCGCAAGATGCAGATGGGAAAATCAAAGATCTTAAACTCGTAACGAATCATGTCCGGGCAGTTGGTAAAGTACAAGCCCTGACTTACTTCTCTCGCTAACCAGCTGCGGTACAGCTTTCGGAACCACACCGCATGTGACGATGTCAAAGTTGGAGAAGAGGACCGTGTCATCTTCCAACGTTCATTCTTCTTATCCCAGAAGTATGCACCACTGGGAGGAAAGACGTAAACCTTGCCGTACCACGTTTGGCAGTTCAATCCATCGTCAGATGGAGTGAAATACTTCTTGGCATCGACGTATTCATTTGCAAAATCTGAGCTGGCAACATCAAGATCAATACCCTCCATCAGGGCGTGCGCTGCTGAAACCAAGTCAGAACTTGTGATTAACTCACGATCTTCTGCGTGAGCCTTGATGTTTTCAATTGCCATCAGTCTTCTGACACTTTGTTGTAGTCGATCTCCAAATAGCGCATGCCCGCTGCATCATTGATGATGTAACCAGCTTTTTCCGCTGGATCAATCTTCTGTGCGGCACTGAGGATATGCCTGAATGTCTCAGCTAAATCACCATCATTACCGCGTTCACACTCCTCTTGCGCTGAGTGCATCTCTTTTAGCGTCATGAAGAACATCGAACGGTCGGAGTTGTCGGGCTGAAACACCATCACCCCTGGACCTTCATGCTCCCACATTTTGTAATAATGCTGCCCCATGTCACCAAGGATCAACTTGATAATGGCATCAAGCATCTTGGCTTTTGTTTGATCAAGCTCAGGACCGATCACCGATGCGATCAACTTTTTACGACGGCTCATTTTTGATTAACCCCTGCTTGATTAGTGCTTCCAGTAGTTTATTGGTTGGTTTGTACAAGACAACCATCTTGCCCAGGATACCGCGTTTTTTTACGAGGCGTCCAGTATCGTCCTTCAGTTTTTCAAATTCTCCTG